CGCCACGATCGCGTCGACTGTGACGTTCCAGGCGTGCGCGATCCACTCCCAGGCAGCCACCGCCGCGGTCCTGATCCAGTCCCACACGGCGATCACGGCGTCGCGGAACCAGGCGCACCGGGTCCACAGCAGCCAGATGATGGCGATCACCGCCACGATGGCCAGGATCACCAGGCCCACCGGCGACAGCAGCGCCGCCATCATCGCGCGACCGATGAACAGGACCCCCTTGCCCACCAGCAGCAGGCCCCGGCCGACCCACGGCAGCACCTTGGCGAGCACGTCGAAGGTGTCCATCAGCAAGCCGATGACCTTGATGGCGCCGAGCATGCCGAAGATCCCGACCTTCCACAGCAGCATGCCGGCGGCGACGAAGGCGACGGCGTGCCCGAGGCCGGGCACGTTGACGATGAGCCAGCCGATGCCGCTGATCAGCGAGCCGATCGCGACCACCAAGGCCGTCATCGGGCCGGTGGGGATGGCGCCGATGGCGTTGGCCAGCGAGGAGAAGGCGGAAATGGCGGCCGGGCCGAGCGAGCCGTCGCCGACGAAGTGCGCCAGCAGGGCACCCAGCGCCGGGAGTAGCTCGGTGCGGATCTGGGCCAGCAGCGGCGCCACGTCCGAGTTGGCGGCCAGCCCGGCGAACCCGGCGGCGATGGCCCCGAGCAGGCGCCCCATCTCCTTGATGGCCGGCAGGGTCTCGGCGAAGTACTGGGCGATCTGCTGCTGGCCGGCGGCCGACCTGGTCCAGAGGCGGAACTTCCACGCGAGGTCTTCGACGCTGTTGCCCAGTTCGCCCGAATAGCCGGCGGCGATCCGGAAGACGTTGTAGAGGCCGATGGTGAAGTCGACCAGCACTCCAAATACGCGCTTGAGCAGGTAGTAGCTCTTGAGCAGCCATGCGGCCATGCGGCCGCTCTCGTACATCTCGTTGGTCCAGGCGGCCATGCCCTGGCCGGCCAGGGCGAAGTCGGCGGCCATTTCCGTCACCATCGGCAGCGCGCCCGCGGTGATGTCGAGAAGCGCCGACCCGATACTCAGCAGCCCCGTTACAACCATCTGGATGATGGGGTCGAGTCGGGAGAAGATCCAGCCGATCCGGTTCAGGTTGCGCGCCTCCGTCGACCACAGGCCGAACTGGCGGGCCACATCGCCGAGACTCGCCCCCACCTGGATGAGTCCGCCGCCGACCACCGGCACGAACTCACCCCGCATCGCGCGGACCATGGCGCGCAGGCCGGGCAGCATCACCGCCCGGATGTCGTCCCCGTACGCCTTGAACGCCTCACCCAGCGGCTTGAGGGTGGCCCCGGCCTCGTCGCCGGCCAGCTTCCACGCGGCCATCGCCCCGGCCGCGGCGAACAAGACCACGGGCAGCGCGGCCAGCGTGCCGACGATCGGGGCGAGCCCACCGATGGCGATCACACCGGCCGCGCCGAGGGCCGACAGCATGCCCACCACGGCCATGCCACCGGACGCGTACAGCGACCACCTGGTGAGCATCATGGTCATGGCGAGCCCGCCCGCGTTGCGCTGCGCCCGGTTGACCGACCGGCTGTACCGGTCGAGCGCGCGCCGTGCCCGGCCCGCCGCGCGATCTTGCTTGCGCAGGTTGTCGTCCACCTGCGCGCCGACGGGCAAGAACCGCCCCTGGGCGTCGCGTAGCCGGCCGGTGGCCCGCGTCGCGTTGTCGAACCCGCGTTCGGCCTCCGAACCCGCCGTGCGGGCGTCACGGCCGAACTCCTTGGCGGCGTCGCCGGCTTCGTCGAGAGATTCGGCGACGGCCGCCATGCCCTCGGAGATGTCCTCGCGCAGCTCGGCGGAAATGCCGATGCGGTCATCACCCTCGTCGGGCACGAACGGTCACCTCCCGACCTGGGCCAATCCGGCGTGATCGTCCCACGGTGCTACGGGCCGACCCCGGCGCGACGCGCGCTAGCGTCGACGCCGGGGTCGGGGGGTGGAACCGGTGCTGGCCTTGCTGGCCTTGTTGGCCTTCTCCTCCTCTGCGGCGAGCCATTCGGCGGCCGCGAGGTCGACGAGCATCGGGAAGTCGTCGCCGTCGGGATCGCTCAGGATCTCGCTGGGCCGGACCTTGAACCGCTCGCCGATCTGGGCGGCGGCCCGGACGAGTCGCTGCTGCTTGAGCCAGTCGATCTGCTGGCGGGCGCGGGCGGCCCCCCCGGTGCCGCTTACGTAGGGTCCTCGGAGTCCCAGTCGTTGTCGCTGTTGTCGCCGCCGTAGCCGGCACGGTCGAGCAGCTCGCCACCGTGACGCAGGATGGCCGCGTCGGAGCCGTTCATGGCGTTCGTCAGCGCGGCCCTGGGGTCAGGCGCCCCGAGGACCAGCAGTAGGTCGGTGTCGGCGAAGGTGAGTGGACTTCCCTCACGGTCGCTGACCACACGCCAGTCGTCGGTGGTCCCCTTGCGCAGGACCTCGACCATCTCGACGGTGTCGGTGATGGCCCGGCTCATCAGGTGCAGGTTGTCCATGCTGGCCAGCGCAGGTGTCGACTTCTTCCGCTCGGCGGGCGGCAGTGCCGAGGTCTGCCACCGGCGGAACTCCCGAAAGGCGATGCGGGTGCGGCAGGTCAGCCGGATGCGCCCTTTCGGGTTGACGAACTGGTACGGCGGGCTCTCGACGATCTCGGCGCTGGCCTCGCGGAGATCGTCGAGGGCCGTGCTCGACGGGGCGTCCCCCTTGGACCAGGTGCCCGAGGGGGGGTGCTCACCGCCGCCGAAGGGCTGCGGTGTCTCGCCGGCACCGAACGGTGGCGGCGTCTGGGTCGCGTCGAACACGCGGGGCTGATCTGTCACGGTGGTGATGTCCTCTCCGGGAACCAGGGGTAGTCCGGGCGGTGGTGCGACGCACCGGAGAGGACCGCGCCGCACCCCCACCCGCACCGCCCCTGAGCGGTGCACGTGAGCGGTGCGATTACACGGCGTCGGCCGGCGCGAAGGTCAGCTCGAACCGGGCCGCGTCGCCGCCGCCCGCGTCGACCTCGGGCTCGGTGACGCCGATGAGCAGGGCTTCGGTGTAGACGCGGGGCTTGGCCCGCGACCGGCTGTAGTCGTCGTACACGGGGGTGACGGTGATCGTCGTGCGCCACTTGCACACCAGGCCGAGAAGCTGCGTCAGCAGTTCCTGATCCTGGTCCGGGTCGAACGGCGCGCCGCAGGTGATGTCGGCGACCTCCGGGACCCCGCCGAGCACGCTGGGGACGTCGGTTCCGCCGTTGTAGACGCGGGTGGCCTCGCCGCTCTTGTCGCCGCCCGACTTGGTCGCGAACTTCTTCTCGATGCCCCGAACCGTCACTACAAAGTGACGGACTCCCGCCGGTGTGCCCATGGTCTCCCTTTCTCAGCTCTCCAGCCTCAGAGCTGGGCGAGCACTCCGGCCTTGCTGACCGTGAGTCGGACGGTGGCGGCGGACGGGCTGACTCGGATGGCCACCTCGGCCAGCACCTGGTTGGCCGCCAGGCTCACCGGCGGGTTGTTGGTGCTGTTGACCGTGATGCGGTAGCCGGGGTCGATGACCTGACCCGAGTTCGGGTCGATCATGGCGTAGAGGCCGTTGACCGCGGCCAGCGGCGCGAGCTGACCCTCGATGTCGCCTGCGATGGCCGAGAGAAGCTGACCGCGGGCGTCGATGGCACCGAACACCCGATCTTCCAGCACCTCCTCCAGCAGGGTGACCACCCGGTTGAGCGTGTCCTGGCCGGTCAGTAATCCCCAGTTCTCGCTGTCGCTGCTGAGGCTGCGCCACCCGTAGTTCTTCGTGCCACCCGCCCACGAGACGATCACGTTGACTCGGCCGGTGTCCAGGTCGTCGGCCGTCGGCCGGTCGAACACCTGGTCGGGCGCGGCGACGAAGCGGGCGCGGGCGACGGTGCCGGCGGCCGCCTGCCACGGGCCGACGCTCTCGTGGGCGCGGGCGCGCACCCCCGCGATGTAGCCCTCCGGGCTGATGGCGCGGGTGCCCCCGAACCCGTTGGGGATCAGCACCCACGGTGCGAACAGCCCGGCATGGGGAGCGTCGTAGCTGGCCGCCAGGTCGATCAGGTCGTCTTTGCTCGTGCTCCGGGCGGTCGCCAGGATGGTGACCCGGTTCGTGCCGGCGGCGTGCGCGATCAGGCCGGCGTGGACGCCGTCCCCGAGGCCGGGGACGGCGACGGCGCCGTCCCCGAGGGACCGCTCGAACCGGGCGAGCGCGGTGATGTAGTGCGCGGACGTCACCGACGCCCGGTCATCGGTCCCCGCGGTGAGCGCGGTGGACGCCAGGGGTGCAGGGTTGTTCCCCGGTGCGGCCGTCACGGAACCCAGGTCGCTGACGATGACCCACGGGGACGACTGGGTTCGGGCCACGGCGTCCTGGGGTGACTTCAGGTTGGCGTACGTCTCGACGACCACCCCCTGGTATCGGAGGCGCAGGGTGAAGGTGTTCGCGATGGTGCCGGCGACGACTTCCACCGCGAGTCCGGCCGACCAGGCGCCAGGGCCGCGGGCCGTGACCTGCATGGTGCTCACCGGAGTGCCGGCGCCGTCGACCAGGGGCGATGCGAGAGCGCCGGTCGTTGCGGCCGGGCCGACGACGCGAGCGAAGTACAGTCGCCCGCCGCCTTCCTCGAAGTAGGTGCGGATGTCGTCCCAGGCGGTCCCGTAGCTCGGCCGCGGGCCGTACAGCGCGGTGAACGCGGCCATGCTGGTGATGCCGTCCCGCGCGGTGATGGCCCCGCCGACGGGACCGCGCTCGGTCAGTCCGGCCGCAAAGTACGTACCGGACGGTGCGCGCTGGATGCTGGATGGCCCCGCGACCGAGCCGGTCGAGACCTTCACTCCGGGCATCGGCATCCCCTCGTTGTAGTGACGCGGGGATCATCCCACCCGTGTCACTGGCGCTGGTCAGCGACGCGCCGCGACTATTCCCCGGTGGCGTCCCCGTGGTCGATCTTGTCCCCGTCCCCGCCGTTGGCCGTGGTCGGGTCGTCAGTGCCGGCGTCGTCGGCGCCGATCGGACGCGGCACCACACTGCCGTCCCGCTCGAAAGTCACCCACCGGCCGCTGGGGTCCCGGCACAGGAGGTTGCCGGTCCGGACGGCGGCGCGGCCGACCCGGTCGACGAGGTCGACCTGCACCGACTCGCCCCCGGCGAGCTGGTGCGAGTCGAGGTCGTAGGTCAGGGGAGCGCTGCCGGGGTTGACCAAGGTCAGCCCTGCGCGGTCGGCGTTGGCGGTCGAGCCGGTCCTGCCGGCACGGCGCGCCGCGGTGGTCCTGTCAGCCATCTTGATCCTCCGGGAAGTTTTCGCCAGGTCCGACGACGGTCTGGTTGACGTCGTAGGTCTCCACCGTGCCCAGCGGCGGGCGGGTCGAGCCGAGCGAGGTCGACTCGAACGAGTCGACCTCGTGAGTGAGCACCATGGGTCCCCAGACTCGCGGCGAGCCGCCGCCCCGGTGACCGACCGATACGGGAGTGCCGGATCGGGAGGTGATGGCCGTGGCCACCCGCATGCCCGAGCTGCCACCGGCGGTGGACAGCGCCGGGTATTCCAGGTACGTGAGAAGCACGGCCTGGCCGAGATGGTCGCGAGCCGCCATGGCCAGCTCCCACGTCTCGGCCAGCGCCCAGACGTAGGTGTCAACCGAGTAGCGGAC